TGCGTGTAGGGTTACGAGTTCGGCGTCCATCTTATTTGCTCATTAAAAAATAGAACATTTAAGTTTCCGTTTTAATCTTTTTTAAGACGGATAGCATCGATTTTTGAAAACTTCCATGTTTTCAGTTCCCATATCTAAATTACAGGAAACACATACAGCTCGAAGATTGTCTGGGGTATCATTGCCTCCAGCGCTTTGTGCTATAACATGGCCAACATGCCACATTCCAAGCGCAGTAATCTTTCCACTGCAACAATAACATTTTCCATCTGTTGTTGCACCAAACTGCGTAGACCATACAGTCTCGCGTGTCTTCTTTGGGATAGTCTTTCGGACAGCAGTTTTCTTCTCCTCTTTTTTGAATAGATCATCAATGTTCTTCTTTGGAATGGCGAGTTTACTCTTAACAACCTCTTGAAATGTTATACAATCATTGAGGCAATTTGCAAGACTCCATAACATGAAGTCATTTTCAAGTTCTTTCGACGACAGAAAGCATTGACCCTCTAGTCGGCTTAGGAAGCTAGAGAATGACTGGATCTTTGGATCACAAGTAATTCCACCCACCCATCTGCTAAGTGCACTGATGGCATTGCTTCGGTCAAGCTGATTGAGCTTGATTATTAGTTTTTTAAACTTAATAGAAGGAGTCGCCATCTTATTTGCTCATTAAAAAATAGAACATTTAAGTTTCCGTTTTACTCAGGTATGATTTTCTCTAGCTTACCATCTTTGGTTACACCATAGATACACCATGCGTAATTAACCGTTAGTCCCTGGAACTGAATCCATTCTAGCATATCGTTTAAAACTTGCCCATACGTATCGTATGGTCCATATTGACGACGGCCAATAATATCACTATTTAGAACAATGTCCGTATCGTAGATACTGTGAAAGATTGCATAGTAGGAATCCATCTTATTTGCTCATTAAAAAAAGAACATTTAAGTTTCCGTTTTTACAACTAATCGCGTGCATAACAACAGTCACACTTCTTAGTCTTATACAACCAAGCCAACTGAAGTGGACGAACAATCATCTTAACGAACATTTCATCTAGTGCAGCATCTCTCATCGGAGACTTATATTTTTCCGTCATAGCAGTTTCGATTACGATTCTGATAGCCGGATGCATGTTATTTATTCATTAAAAATAGATAAAACCTCTTTCCGTTTTCTAAAATTCCCACATCAAATACAATGAGAAATTTGCTAGTAAATAGCTTATATTTTTCACTATTTATTCAAGTAGTATCTATAGCAATTGGTCTTTTTGGATTATCATTAAAGGTAGATCCCGCTGATCAAATTCTTATAACAGCAGTTGGATTGGAGACGATTGTATCATCAATTCAGTTTTCATTTTATCTATGGTACACATATCACTTTAAAGAAGTTGTTGAAGCTACATTTTATCGTTATCACGATTGGATGATAACAACACCTATTATGTTGCTAACAACAATACTATACTTTGATTACAATAACAATCCTGACGAAAAGAAAACACTCCAATCATTTTGGGACGAACATCAAAAAGATATATTAATTATTTTTGCATTCAATGCTATGATGTTATTTTTTGGTTATTTGTATGAAATTGGTAGTCTTGATCTATTTACATCAAATAGTATGGGTTTTGTTGGATTAATTGGATCATTCTATGTAATATATAGTTCATTTGTATCTAAAAATCTTTCTGCTAATTTGCCACTATTTGGTATTATGTCAGTTATTTGGGGTTCTTATGGCGTAGCTGCTACGCTTTCTCCCGGATGGAAAAATTTATCGTACAATTTGATTGATACGATTTCAAAGAACTTCTATGGAATCTATTTAACCTATCTTGCATACCAAAAAATTAAAGTCTAATTTTACTTCTTATAACAATTCTTATAGGGTCTACAGCTTGCCTTCTGCGTAAAACCCATCTTCTTACATGATGTCTTTTTGCAGTATTTCTTTGACATTAGACGCGGTTTTTTGAATTTTCTTTGGGTTTTCTTATTCATTTTATATTCATTAAGATAATGTTGTGGCCTCCGAAATATTACAGAGGTCTTTCGAATAAAAATAAAACATTACGTCGTTCCGAGATAACAAAGAGATCAAAGCTATCTTGGAAAACTGCAAAGGCATATCGTCCGTTCAAGACCGACAAAGGTGCAAAAACACGCAAATCATCCTACACCCAAAAGTTTCACAAGAAACATCCCAATGCAAAAAGCTTACCTGAAATTGCTAAAGCAACTGGAATTCCTCTTTCTACGCTGAGAACTGTTTATAATCGTGGAATGGCAGCTTGGAGAACCGGACATCGTCCAGGTGCATCACAACAGGCATGGGGAATGGCAAGAGTTCATTCCTACGCAGTTCATGGAAAAACTTGGCACACAACTGATTCCGATTTACATTAAACTTTAATTATCCGGATCTTCATTATCAGTAATACCCAAGGCCTTTCGAATTTCAAAGTCTGAAACACCTACGCTTGAAAGTAGTTCGTGAAACAGATCATCTGCAACATTTTTTGCATTAATTTGTTCAGTAATGGGTGCATTCGAATTAACCAAATTTTTATAAAAGGTAATCGCATCAACCCACTTCTGAACAAGTTCGGAATTGAAGTTCATTTTTTTATATTCAAATAAAAAACTTATATAATTCCGTTTTACGGGAAATTTAGCGTGCAAAACATTTTTGCAGCACTTCTATCCCAACGACAAGTTACTTTATAGCCGTTGGCCTTCAAATACAGTCTCTGTTTTGAAGTCAAGTAATCAATGCGAAATCCACACAATTCGTCATCCACTGGTTCGTAATCTGTATCCGGACCATGATATGCTTCGGTGATATATCGCTCTTCAAATCTGTTAAGCGTATCTTGAATAATATCAAAATCCTGTGGAGTAAGCGACGCAAGGATACGATTCCTTGAAGCAATTGCCTCACTAATTACGACCATTTTGTTGAAAGTTAAAAAAATAAAGGTATTTTAATCCGTTTTACGAGAATTATTAAGTTTATCTAGAAAGAACTCAACATCATCAAGGCTATCACACAGACTATCAATTTCACTTTTCAGAGTTCTAGTGTAAGGCCCAGTGATTCGAGTCACTGCCTCCGATGCATCATTGTGCAGCTTCTTTAGCACGTCATACTCGTCTTCATAGACAATGTGAAGTCCATCCTTGGCTTCTCTCTCTTCAAGGCTAATAAAGTACGTGTACATCTCGGCAACGAGTTTGTGTGCCGTTATGGTTGTCATTTTTGTGAAGTCAAAAATAAATTACACTTTTAAATCCGTTTTACTGCTTAAATAGGTTGTGTAAAACATCCGGATAGGCAGTAATATACTCCTTAGACCACTTAGGTGCCGACTTAAAAGGAGCACGATTTAATAGCTCGTCTCTCACCATAGCATCCATTTCGGCAGTTCTCTGAACTACCTGTTTTGGAGCTGATGCAACTGGAAATGCTACTGTATGCAATGAGCAATATGCGTCAATTCCCATACTAGCCAACTTTTGCATTTCAGTCATCGTTTCATTAAACGATTCGGGCGTATGCTTGTACTTCATATAGTGGCCAATTCGATCAACCTCTTCGCAAATCAATTTACTGTAATCAACAGGTCCAGTATTTGACAGCCATTCAAATAGGTCACTCTTCTCGATCGCTATTTCAGCATCTTGGAACATTTGGTTCTGCTTATCGCTAAAACCAAGTGCTCCGTAGTTGAGAGGCATTTTTTGAAGTTAAAAAGAAATTATAATTAAAATCCGTTTTACCAGAACCCAGCACTACACATATAACACTTACACAATCTAGGATGGTATTCCCAGTAGAGTTGAGTCGGATCTAATGTAGTTGTTGCCGGAACACTTTCCAAAACATCAGGATATAACACTATATACTGTAAACACCACTTGGGTATAGTATCAAGCGGTTTCTTGTGAGTAATTTCATATACAACGCGTTTATCAAGTTGGTATCTACGCTTCATTTTATTTGTAACAAAAAAGAAATTATATTTTAATTTCCGTTTTCTAACATTCCTTCACAAGCTTACCATCTTGGTACTCAAAGACGTTATCAATTTCACTGATATCGTCCTTAAAGATTTGAACTGCATATGCATTGTCCTTAATCATAATGCTTGTATGCCAAATCTTGTACTCGTTCTTGTTGTATTTATGAATCTTCGTAACAGACTTAGCTGTCTTTTTGATCTCATCTACTAGCTCGGGAGCTAGAAACACAATATTATTGTGATCTACTACATTCTCCCACTTATTTGGTAGAAACTGATCCTCTCCGTTTCCAACTAGGAAACACGGTGGCACACTGCCATAATCATCAATTTCGGTGTAAGGTGGGATAATACCCTTCTCTTTGTCCCAGAACCACAGGTCTTGGTTGCGGTATCCCTGGCCTAGCCAGTGGAATCCATCTCCATGCTTGGGCTTAAACAGCCCTGCGTTAATAACCTTCATCATCCACTTCTTCTGAAGTGCATCGTCTTCTTGCATATCATGCCAGTTCGACATCGAATGCTTGGAAATTTCCTTCTTGAGAAACTCAATATCATCTCTCAACTTGTCAAACTCGGGATACTCTTTATCCTCATCATAATCATCTTCGGTATCGGCGTACATCTTCTCGAGTTTATCCTCAAGCTTTTTAATCCGCGCATCATTCTCACCAGCGACGATCTGCTTTAGCATATCCTCGGTGATTGTGTGGGGCTCCGAATAGTAAGACATTTTGAACTTTTGAAATACAGTTAAAAATAATTTTACAATCCATTTTCAGTAATAATAACAGCCGTTAGACCGGTTGTATCCGTATCGCCGAGTTGGGTTTTCAACAAATACAATATCTGTTGGTATAAATGACCCCTTTGATTCGTGTTTTTCAATTGCAGGAATCATGTCTAACAAATCTTCAGCACTAGTTCCAGCCGGAATCATGGTTTGAGTGATCGCATTTTTAAAATATAGTTTGTTTCCAAAACAAACCCAGCCACGCTGCTCTTCTAAGGCAATTCTTACATTTAAGTACTCCATCGCACTCTGTTGAGTAGAGTTACGTCCCATTACAGAAATTTCTGTAAGCCACGGCATTTTTTGATTCTGCCTTATAAACTATTTAAGAATTCGTTTTAATAGAAAAAGGGTTTTTTGAGGAAACCCAGCTAAAACCTGTAATTGGTACACTCTCTCAGTGCACACCTCTATCTAGAGGATTTAATGCGCCGTCTGCGCCTTGAGCTGCTTGTACACACCGGCCGCCATCTTGGCGCCCTCCAGGTGTGTCATAATCTCGCTCGCGAGACTCGAAACGAATGCGTCGTGCTTCTGCACAAGGGATTCGATGCGGCCCGCCAGCTCTTGCCGGACCTTCTTGGCCTGTTCGCGGCCCGCGGTTGTCTTGACCAAGTGCCTCAGCACGTAGTCCATCTCCTTGCTTACACCCGTCCACGGGTGGACGATGCGCTCGGTTCTTGTCCGAGCTGCCTTGAGCTCGGCGATCTCCTCTCTCATCTCGAAGGCCTGGTTTGCCTTCACCTGCATCTCAAACAGCGTGTCGCTGCTCAAGATGTTTCCGATGAAGACCCATGCGCTGACGGCCCGATCGTCCTTGATCGGGTCGTTGCACAGCAGCCAGCAGATGAAAATGTGCGTAAACTCCATTTTTTCTAGGTTTGAAGTGTGTTAGTTGTTTAACACAGCATTTGCTCTAACGAAAAAAATCCGTTTTGCGCTCACCAATTGCGTCTACGAGTGTCTTCAATTCGTCTAATTGCAGTATAAAGTTGTTCAGTCAAATCGCGATTAATAAATCCAATAACTTGAACCATCATCTTATCATCAGAATATGATGCAAAATGCGAACGACAATCAAGATCAGCTCGAAGCCCTACGTTCTTAAAACAGAGATATTCAAAACGCTGTACAACTCCATTGTAAGATACGACTTCGTAGGATTTAACAGTATTGTGGATAAAGACAACTATCACATACGGTTCCATTTTTGTAATAAAAAATAAAAAATAATGTTTAATCCGTTTTTTAAGTAGTTGCCTTCTTCTTTCGAAGCAACAGCGTTCGAAACCATCGATCAAACCATAAGATACATTTGTTGTAGAGTACTCTATCGTCAATTGGTTTCTTGATAGCCACTGCTAAACATAGTGTACATGCATCTTCGTGTTCTACGGGGCATGTTCCACAGAACTCAGACGGCTTGATGTATTGACATAAATCACCAAACGCAACGAATTCATCGCCATCTTCCTCCTCACATGATCTAGGTGGGATACGAATTCGCAACGATGTGGTCGCCATTTTTGCAGATGTAGCTTACTTTAATAAAAGAATCCGTTTTATCATATTCAGATCTTGCTGAGTATAAAGTAAAAGGAAGTAAAGTACAGAATTAGCGCCATAATAACAACGTACATGTCTCGCACAACTTCTTTACGCTGACTAGGTGTCATTTCGTCATCCATCGGATAATACTTGCCACTATCGAATGCGTCCATTTTTGTATCCAAATAAAAAACTATTTTAAAATTCGTTTTAGAGAAATATACGAAGATGACGTTTTACATGCTTTTTTGTTAGAAGCCCACGTTTATGTAGATGAATGAGTTTGGTATCGTAATATTTAGTTTTCAATGTATGACAGTTTGAACACAGTACTTGGAGATTAGATTTTCTATGAAAACACCGAATTGATCTTGGTAGAATGTGATCAATTTCAAGAGCATCTAGAATGTTATAATTGCATGGATATCCAGGCACATTGCCCGCGCATGTATACTTATAGTTTTTCAGAACAAGTCTCCGAATAGGAGTCGGAATTCGGGGAAGTGCAACAATAAGTTGAGGGTTCCGAAACACTTTCATGATTTTTGAAATCCGTCTACTAGCCGCCATTGAAAAATATAAATATACCTTTCAATCATTCGTTTTTCATTTGGTAATCGCAACAGTTGTACGAAAAATCAAAAACTCTTTTTTTGTTTTTGTTTTTGTTTTTTTAGAATTACAGCCAATCAAAGTCCTCCATAGGACCCGAGACCACATAGTCCAGCGTCTCCTGGCCTAGAGGGTCAAGAAGAGCATCGCGCTCCTTCTTGCAGTCGTTCCGGTACGCCTTCTCTTCGGGCGTCAGGAACATGTCGCGCCACAGCTTATCAGCAAGCTTCTGGGCGAACGTAGGATTCTTCACGCCCTTCAATGTGGGGTGGATAATGTTGTTGAGCTCCTGAAGAACTTCGTCATCAGTCTCGTAGAACAGACGGACTTCTGTCTCGGGACTAAATGTCACCGAGTACTTCTCCATTTGTGTGATCGGACTTCACGACGAAGGCTTTGTGAGCGCAGTGTGTATGACAGATCGGTTACTTCATTTTTTACAATCCGTTTCGCTCATCAAAAACTGATTTTCACACTATAGAATATAACACTCCCATAAATGAGCTGGGGATATCACCTAATTGTAAATTCTGCAGGATGCCTACCTAAGTCAATTCGTTCCTCCAATAATATCTACCAGTTCACCAAACATCTTGTCACCAAAATTGATATGGTTGCATACGGTGAGCCTCAAATTGTAATGTTTGGAACTGGAAATAAAAAGGGATACACACTAGTCCAGCTTATCGAAACGTCAAATATTACTGCTCACTTTGTAGAAGAAACAAATGATATGTATCTAGATGTATTCAGCTGTAAGCCATTTTATCCCACCGATGTAATGGATGTAATCAAACATTCATTTAACCCGAAGCACAGTGAGACTAAATTTATTGTACGCCAAGCTCGCCTACAGTAAAAAAAGAACTACACCTCTCGTGTATGAAGAATAAACTTTGTGTTTACTTCTTGCTATTTTTGTTCACACGACCACGACCACGCCCCTGCTAATGAGGATGGAGGAAATGTCTGCGATTTCCGCGTTGATCTCGTGCAAGCTGGCAATGAACTGATCGCGTAGGTCCTTGGCGGACACGCGAAAAGCGTCGTAGCGCTTGAGATCCTTGGGATCTTCACTGGAGAGTTGAGCGCGGTATAGCTTGCGCAGGAACTTGTCCATGAAATGGTTGCTTGTGGAGAAGTCGTGAACGTGTCCGTTCCACTTCTCGATCTGCGACATAACGTGACGTCGCTCCTCATCCAGCCGAATGAGGTTCTCTCTGGTATACTCGTTCTCCCGACCCTCTAGGGGCAGCTCGACGATAGTGGCCATGATGCCAAACTGTATGGTGTTTTATAACCAAAGTGTCTAATAAAAAATAATTCGTTTTGCTAACGGTGTCGTATCTCGGTTTGAATTACCTCACGACGCAATTTTAGCATTTCTCTGAATCTCCAATTATCTTTATTGAACGCCAATCGTCTGATGATTGGATCTTCTTTATGCAGATACGTCTGAACTTCTGATAGAGCTGATAACAGATCCATCGGAGTATATTGACGATAGATTTCTTGGAAGTTGGTTTTCAATGTTTGAACCTCATCGCTACGTAGCATAATTTTACTTGCATTCATACCGTTTAATATTCATTTATTCGTTTTTAAAAAATTGCTTTGCTATTTTTAATGCCTGTGACGCGTTTAGTGGGGTTTTTAAAGACGTGAAGCTATCAATCAGTGGTTTGTATTTTTCATAGTCTAACTTATAAAGAATAACTGCTTGCAATATAGTGTTTCCAACCATAAATACGTCGTATTTGCCTTTAAATATTTCTTTTAATTGTTCACGAGTGTTGTTATTTACAACATCTGCAAATTCTTCAACAATGCGTTTGTTATTCTGTTTGAATAAAGGGGCATCGCGTATAATTTTATGTTTTGATAGTTTGTATATGTTTTTAGATACGATTTGAGAATATCCAAGAGTATACCACTTAATGGGATTCGTAAATATAGTTGTTCCAAATTCCTTGTCCGTGTTACTTAATTTTCCCCAATCAATGAGCTTGTATCTTTGAGAACAACGTACAATGTTATCTAACTTGATATCATTGTGTGAGTAACCAGCTGATTCTAGCTTGACTAAACTTAATAAAATGTCGGATACAAACATCTTCATATCGATGTCATACACATTCGTACATTTTGTTCCGAATACAACAAATAGTAACGGAGTTCCATTTACAACAACAATTGCACCAACAATTGATAGTTTACGAAATCCCTTTAACGGATCAGATGTTAAGTAGCGAGATGTTACTCGTCCATAAATTTTATTTACAGTTTTATTAAAATCAATCTCTTCATCTAATTTACTTTGAAGCGTTTTCATAGTAAATATTTTAGCCGGTTTAAACATTTTTGCAATTTTTCCAGTTGTTGAATGCAGAAACTGAATAAATTCATCGATATCTTTTTTAGTATTTAACAAAACAAATTCGCCACTTTCAAGTTCTAAACGAATTTCGGAAACATTGTTTGTTTCCATCATTGTGCACATAGATAGACCTTCCGTGTCACATCCTAGATCATATGTAATTCCCTGTGCACCCTCGCCTAATAACGCACCGCCTGTCATATGGCGACGTCTTGTCTGCCCCATTATATAGTTCTTGTTTTAATAATTATGCTAATCGAATTGATTAAGAAACAAAAATATATAGGACAGAATGTCTAACAGGAGAATGTCATCTCCAAGTCGCGCATGGCGGTCTTTTTTGCTAGAACATGTTTCACCCAGCGGTGCAATCTTTGTTCCAGCGAAAGAGGAAGTCTATATTTATATTTTTCTCTAAAGTCATACTTGATCATGTCGTCTACACTGGCGAACATTGGACCGTAATACTGACAGATCCGGTTTCCACCCCACCTAAACCCATACGGGCGAAGACAGCGGCAACTGTATCCACCACAGTGTGGGTACGAGTAGTCCGGTCGAAGTTCGCACAAACGGTACATTTTTGTTTATGAATGCATGTATCCAAATCCATTAAATTCGTTTTGCAATCCTTTCATAAAAAAATATTCTCACACTAAATTCATGAAGAAAGCTTCGGTTCTCAACCTCATTTCACTAGCATCTAGACAGACACAACAAATGACAGTGCATTTAATTCGAGCCCAGTCTAACTTTCTTGTAAAAGAATCGTTAGATCGAGCTTTGAAAGATCTTAAAGAAACTGAAAAATTTTTAGAAAAGGCTAAACTAACTTACTCATCGTCTTGATCCCCGCTATCCATAACTACGTCGCCATCAGAATCATACTTCCACATTGTTGTTATTTCAGGTAAGGATTTAACCCAAATCCGTTTTTAAAATGAAGATCCCGGACATTTGCCGTGAACATCGGACTCTACTACACAGTCACCTGATCCACACTGCTTATACCCCGGAGGACATGGTGCTGTTTTACGCGTGTCGGGATTTTCAAAGCTTTCGAGCATGGGACGAACGTATAGATATACATAATAGTTAACTACTGCGAATACTAAACCATGAAGCAGAGCTTGTTCACGAATAGAACCACCCGGCGGAATACTTAAATGAACACCTGGAACTAATATCATAAAAAGAACCACTTTTAGCAGAATGCCTACCCACATTTATTACTTACTCAGTTTTTGCTTTAGGAGCACCGGGGCCATACGTAGGGTGGCCGGCCGGAACGCAATCTTCGACGCCAGTCTTTGACATACCGAGTACATATCCGTTGGGACACACACCACCATAGTTAGACATACCCTCGCGATACGTCCAATAATAGTACATTACAAAATGAGTCACTACGGCAAAAAGAACAGCGTGAACAATTAGAACAGTCGCCTTACTGCCACCCTTCGGTAGAGTTACGAGAACACCGGGAACAAAAGCTGCAAATAGAAGAACCGATAAGATAACTGCTACAAAGTCCATTTATATTTTACATATATGTTTTCTTTACCCAATCGCGATCGGCTACAAAACTCTTGCTTTTGACTTTGGACGTACGCTTAGTAAATGTCCCGACAGCATTTAGCTTACGGAATGTAGAGAGTGAACCAAACTTCTTAACAGCTTTTTTAAGCGCCGAGTGACGAGCAGTTTTAGACTTTGTAACTGAATACCCTACCTTACCAAGCGAACCTTCTTTAAGAGAACCAATGCCAGGACCATGGTATTTACCAGGTGCACCTACATCGTGAATTCGCTTGGAATGAACGCGAATTGTCTTGCCACGATGGTGTGTAATATAAGCCTTACGACCACCAAACAAAGACCGTTTGCACGATGACATTTATTAATACGATGGAGGAGTTTCTTGTTTAGGACAGGTATTACATGGCGCTACCTTAATGTTGGAAGAAACCGAATATGCATAGCCAATTGCAAGAAGAATAGGAATTATCCAAAGGTACCACATTTATTCTGAAAACGGATTAAATATCGAGTGTATTTGCGAACATTAAAATACAAAATGGCAGCATTCAACGTACACCAGCTCGATGAGCTAAGCAGACTCGTTATTGTTCGCCAAGCAGAGCTAAACCAAGAGTGTATCGAGCGACACACTCCGAAGATTATGGCACATATTAAGTCCATTATTAACATGGACTCAATCATGGAGCGCCTAAAGGACAAGTGCGAAACGCACCGTAATCCTTGGGATCTGGCAGTGCCATTCTACGGATATAGCGGAAGTCATACGCTTGAGCCCGGCTCTCGCGTGACTCGTAATCATGTAATCGATCGTCCGGAGTTTCTCTATCATCTCGATGAGATGTTTAACGGTGAACGCCCGCATGGTGGTTATCGCTTCCGCGTTACTGTTCGTCTTGTACGAGATGATTATAATTGGTACGAGCTTGTGCTTCACTACTATTCGCGAGGAGTTCCGGTCAAGCTAATTCGACCTGATCCTAATATGCCGCCACTTGAGACGGGGCATGATGAACCTCTGCCTGCATCGCCTATTCCGGTAATGAATCCGGAAGACACACAAGACGAGCAGTCAGACCACGGTGGTGGCTGCTACTGTCGTCAGTGTCGCTAGAACAAACGATAAGTTTTAACACAAAAAGTGTAACGATTTAATGGGAATTCCTTTTTATTTTGTTAGCTTGTTGAAGTCACATTCGGGGATCGTTGATACAGTTAAAAAAAACTGCCCTCTTGAAGTTGACGTATTGGGTATTGATTTCAATTGTTTGATCCATCGCTATTTGAAAGAAGAAGATCCAGTTGGTTCAATTCTTACAGCTTTCGATTATATCATGACACACATTTGCAAGGCTAAAAAAGTGTTGGTCGCAATGGATGGACTTGTCCCATACGCAAAGATTGTTCAACAACGGTATCGTCGTATGAGAGCTAAAGATACCGTTGAGTCATTCGATCGTAATCAAATTTCACCTGGGACACCATACATGAAAGAATTGGAATCTGGTATTCGAGCAAAGTTTCCTTTTATAGACATTAGCTCAACTCAATTTCCAGGAGAAGGAGAACATAAGCTTTTTCTGAGTTTGAAGAAGATACCAGAAGATGAGCGTAAAACAGTTTGTATTTATGGTCTTGACGCTGATCTGATTCTAATTTGCTTGAAGCATTCTCATATGGCGACCAAAATGTCTCTACTTCGTGAAAGTTCAGAGTTTAATGATCCTAAAGTAGCAAGTGCTGAATTTGCTAGTTTGAATATTAAATCATTGCTGGCTCAAGTTCCTCTACAAATTGATCAATATATTGCACTTTCAATTATGTGCTTCGGTAATGATTTCATGCCCCACTTGGGAATATTTTCATTACGCGAAGGTGGATATGAACGTGCACTCCAATTCTATAAAGCATCCGGCAATCCAAATTTGATGACATTTGAAGGACGGTCAGCCTTTTTGGAATACTCTGCCAGTAAAGAGATGTCTGTATTAAAAGATATGATAACGCGCAGAAAACGACCCGAAGAGAAAGCTATCTTAGGAAAAGAACAGGCAAATTTCTCTCGTAAGTATGGACTTCATGTTCTCGATGGTGTGACCAATATGGAACCAGTTGTGGATGCATATTGGAAAACATTTCATTGGACTCTTTCGTACTTTATGAATGGAACTCCAACAAACTGGTCTTGGTATTATCCTTATCCCGAAGCACCTCTAATTACAGATATTATGAAATACGACGAATCCGAAGAAGTTCAAAACACAGAGTTGAATTATTCGATAACAAATCAACTTCAGTTTATTCTGCCGTCTACATCGTTGCGTAATGCAAAAAAGATTCGAATTTTTAAAGATGAAGTCTATACTGAAACAAGAGCTCCGTGGCTAAAACGTCATGATTGGGAAGTAGATCCATATATTTCTCTTCCATGGAATCCTAGCGCCCCCCTAACTTCAGTTTCCCGTTTTTAAATCCAATGTGCATATTTGGATTTTTCGCAAATGCAGGAATATTCGGAGTCGCCAAATATTGTTTTGGGTTGGTTATAATTGGCTGTGTAACATCTGTGTCTGCTAAAAACACAACTGTATTTACATCGACTTCGCGTTGATCCCAATATTGTTCATGAATTTTTTTCATTTCACGGGTAAAACCCAAACGCATAAGTGATTCACCGGAGTGTTCTTTTGACCAATTTTTTGTTAAATATGTTAAATAACTTTGACGATACTGTTTTGAATGTGTAAGCTTAACGTTTGATTGGAATGTTTTTAAGCAGTCATACGCGGTATTGAGTATCGGCTTATCTAAACGGCGGTTTACTGTATTATGTGCGCGGCATACGAATAGGAAGAAATCATATCGAGTATTCAGCCAATTAGGGTACATTTTCTTATACGTCGCCACCATTGAAGAAAAATGCGATTGACATTTCGGACATGTGATTGTATCCTCAAACAATGCCAAATATTTTGCTAATATTTGTTTGTCTTCATTTGTTGGACTTTCCGGATATATACACGAAATTGAATGAAGATTCATCCAACCAAGAGGTCCCCAAAAACTCGTCATGTTGATTATTATACGGAAAGAAATCCGGCAACAGCTCCGCCTTCAACCATTTGACGAAGAATCGAAATGGGAGTATTTGAATTTTTTAATAAGCCGCTTCGTTTTGCAATATCCTTGATTTTTTCATCGGAAAGTTTAGCAATCTTATGACGCAACGTCTTGCGATGGCGCTTAGAACCTTTATTTGTAAGAAGCCGGATCGTATGTGTACGCATTGATTTTTTGACAGGGGGTGACTTTGTTGGTTGGGAAGTAGGCCTAACCTTTGCAGTTTTTAGAATACCTTTATGAGATACCTTTTTCGGAGAAGAACCTTCGTTTTGTAATTTTGTAATCACAACTTTCTCGGACATCTCTATTAAAAACGAATCAAGAATAGATTTACGGTTAAAACAGTTTAACTATATACGATGGACTGGGATTCTATTCAATCGTATTTCGAAATAGAAGGTATTACAAAGCTAGTTGACCATCAAATTGAATCATTTGAAGACTTTATTCGTAACAAGATTCCTCTTGTTGTGGCCTCGACTCCGCATATTGTTGTTTGGCATGAACAGGATCCTGACACTAAAAAATATAAGTATGAATTTCGTCTATCGTTCGAAAATATTACGTATATGAAGCCTCGTATTCAGGAAGCAACAGGGCGTATTAAGCCAATGTTTCCACAGGAAGCTCGTATTCGTAACTTTACCTATTCTGCTCAAATGTTCTGTGACGTTCGGTTTATTGCTAGAACTCATCGAACGCCGGAACACTTTGACGAAGATGTAAAAGTATTCGAAGGTGTTTCGTTTGGAAAAATTCCTGTTATGCTGGGTTCATCTCTCTGTTTGATGAAAGATTATCCTCTTAGCAAAGAAGAGCTTGGCGAATGTCCTTATGATCCATTCGGATACTTCATTATTCACGGAACAGAACGAACAATTCTTTCTCAGGAGAAAGTTGCAGATAATCGTATGATGGTTTTCTATAATAAGAAAGCATCATCAAAGTTTACCCACTCCGTTGAGATCAAATCCATTCACGAATCGTTTACATCACCACCTAAAAAGCTTGAAGTTCGTGTTCAGGGAAAATTTAACGGATTAGGATATCCTCTAACTCTCTGTCTTCCGCGTTTCCGCGAGGACATACCGCTCATGGTAATGTTTCGAGCGCTTGGTGTAGAGACTGATGAAGAAATTGCAAATCTAATTTGGGACAAAAATAGTCAATATTCTGAAATGCTTGCTGCTTCTTTCAAAGAGTGTTCTGATTTGAAGATATATAGCCGAGCAGAGGCAGTTGAGTATCTTTCCAACCATCTACAGTACTCGACAACGCTAGAAGACAAATGCGCGTATGTACGAGCTCTTCTTGAGACTGAATGTTTGCCGCATGTAAAGTTTGGTGGTGAAAAAATTGAGAAGTCTGTAATCGAAGCCCGCAAATGCGTAATGATTGCCACAATGGTACGACGCCTTATCTTGACAAACAAGGGCGTTCTTCCACTTGATGATCGCGATGCGTATCCGAACAAGCGTATTGTAACGACTGGTGCTCTGCTGACTCATCTATTTCGTCAGCTCTTCCAGAAAGTATCGAAAGATATTCGTGGCAAGTTTGTTCAAGAAGTAAATAATGATTCGTGGAAACGAGGCGATACACCTCGCCCACTTGAAGTTCTAAATGTAAACAATCTTTATAAAATTTTGAAAGTATCAACTATCGAAGGAAAACTAAAGCAGGCACTTGCAACTGGAAACTTTACAGTACAAGGTCTTGGAACATCTAATTCAACTGCACTTTCTAATGCAACAAAAGTAGGTGTTTCTCAAGTACTCAATCGTCTTTCGTATTCTGCAACAATTAGCCATCTGCGTCGCATTCAGACTCCTATTGAAAAATCAGGTAAACTTCTTGCCCCTCGTAAGCTACACGGCACTAGTTGGGGGTACGTTTGCCCCGTTGAGACACCAGAAGGTCATTCTGTCGGCATCGTAAAAACAATCACAATGATGACTGCAATTACTCAACACACTCCATCAATCTTGGTAGTTGCTCTTCTTAAACAGATGAATACGGTTGTATGGATTGATATAGTTACAAAAGAATACATCGGAACACCGATCACGCTAAATGGTGTAATTATTGCATACACATCAAATCCGGTAGATGTTACTCAGAAGCTACAACTTGCAAAACAAATGTTTCATCTTCACCCACATACTAGCATCTGTTGGGATACTATGCAGAATAGTATGAGTATCGAGACAGACGCAGGCCGGTTTGCTCGTCCTCTGTTTCGTGTTGTAAATGGTAAAATTATAAATCCACCTTCTAAACCGTTTATATGGAACGATTGGGTTAAAACATGTATCGAGTTTGTAGATCCGTTGCAAAGTGAAACAGTTCGAATTGCAATGACACCTGCTGATATTACAATCGGACATACTCATTGCGAAATTCATCCATCTCTCATTCTAGGTCATATGGCTGCTAGTATTCCGTTCTCTGATCATAATCAGTCTCCGCGAAACACTTATCAGTCAGCTATGGGTAAACAGTCAATCGGTATCTTTGCTCGCAACTATGCGAAGCGACTTGACAAGAACGGGTATATTCTATGTTCTCCCATGAGACCATTCGTCGAGACTCGAATTCATAATATTCTCAAATCTCATGAAATGCCTACTGGTGATAATATCATTGTTGCTATTGGAACGTATGGTGGATATAATCAGGAGGATTCGGTCATTCTGAACCGTAGCGCTATAGCACGTGGACTCTTTCGATGCTTGTACTACACAATCTATAAAGACGAAGAGCATCGTAACATTACGTCTGGAAAAGAAGAACGTTTTACTAAGCCGTCTCGCGAAACAACTCGCGGATACAAGAGTTCTTCAAAGTATGCTGTTCAAGAAAACGGTCTTCCAATTCTTCACACGCAAATCAATGAGAACGATGTAGTTATTGGAAAAGTAACTACAATTAAAAGTGATCCGAATGGATACGCGTTTCGCGACTCGTCGACAATGCATCGTAACTCAGAATCCTGTCGAGTAGACGGAGTCTGGCAGGATAAAAATTCAGATGGATATCCGTTTATTAAAGTTCGTGTAGTTTCTGAGCGTATTCCTGAAGTAGGAGACAAGTTCAGCTCTCGTCACGGACAGAAGGGAACCTGTGGTATCATGTTGAATGAGGAGGATATGCCCTATACAAAAGATGGTCTTCGCCCCGATCTCATCATGAATCCACACGCTGTACCTTCGCGCATGACGATTGCTCAGCTGATGGAAACGATGTTTGGAAAGATTTGTACACAGCGTGGAACAGTCGGTGATGGTACCCCCTACACTCATCTAAAGCAAAAAGAACTACGTGAGCATCTCCTTGATTTGGGACTGAGTTCGTATGGCAATGAGCTTTTGTATAACGGAGAAACTGGTCAAATGATGAAGTCTGAAATCTTTATGGGACCTACGTTCTATCAGCGTCTCAAGCACATGGTGATTGACAAGAAGCATTCGCGTAATCGCGGACCTATTGTATCACTCACGCGTCAGCCGTGTGAGGGACGTTCTCGCGACGGTGGTCTGCGTGTAGGAGAGATGGAACGTGACTGTATGATTTCTCATGGTATTGCTAGTTTCACCAAGGAACGATTGATGGATGTATCCGATCCGTTCCCTACTGGATTCTGTAAGTCATGTGGTAGCTTGGCGGTGATGAATGAAACCGAAAAAATCTATCACTGTGGAATTTGCAAGAGTCGTACATCGTTTGAAATGAAGACGATACCGTATGCAGTAAAGCTTTGGAGCCAAGAGCTAGAAGCAATGCACATTGTACCAAGAATGGTATTTGAGTAAAAAAACTACCTTATTCAGCAACCTGTGCCTTCTGATAGAACAACCCTCGCGGTTATTTTTTATTGGCGGTCCTCAGACCGGTGCCTCTTCAGAGGACTTTAGTCGGCGTCGCCCCAGTTCTCAATCTTAGGAAATGGCGAGCAATCGATGGTCGTCGACACTGCTGCCGACTTCTTCGGCGCTCCAGGCGCCTCCTTGACGACTGCAGCCCAGCTGGGCTTCTTAGGCGTCTGCGGTGCGACCTTAAAGGCCGCGGTGAGCAGTTCAATGAGCTCATTCTGCTCCTGCTCGGCGAAGAAGTTCTCGGCATCAGCCTGGATCTCCTCGGTGTGCTCTGCGTCCGCTCGCGCGAACTCGTCCTGCTCGGCCTCGATGGCCACCTGCTCGGCGAGCATCTCGTCAATGTGGGCCTTCTCGGCCTCGATGCGCTCCTGGTCGTCCCAGAGGTGCATGTTCTTGGCCTCGAACCTCTCGAACCCCGGCGTCTGCCGGATGCGCTTCTCCGCGTCCAGCTGCTGCTGGCGGGTGAGCGCGAAGTTCGTGTCGTCGGTGCCGATCTTGGTGGGGTCTCCCCCGCGTGCCTCCAAATTGTGGCTCATCGTCGCGTGCTTGAAGAAGACCTCCAGCGGGAGGTGCAGCTTAAAGCACTTGTCACCGTAGCGGCAGCTGCCGCGGATGTTGTGCGCACAGACCGTCTTGGGGTCGTACGCCAGCTTGCTCATCGACATCTTAAACTTAGCTTGAAAGCTTTAGTTGTGGGTTGCGGTAGAGCGTGTACAATCTACTTGTATGACTTTTTACAATCCGTTTTGCTATGCCAATATTCAGTAGCCATTCTATCGAGTTCCGCAAGATCTAACTCGGATGTGGATTCTTTAATCTCCGAGCATTTAGATGATGACATGTATCTACAAATATTTAGTACAATACAGCATGTAAAGAAAAGTCCACAAACTCCTGCAACTACACTGGTAGTAATATCGTTCATTTATTATTTTAAAACATTCTGCATCTAAAAAGTTAGATATGTCTGTCGAAATTGTTATGGGTCCCATGTTTTCAGGAAAGACAACCTATGCAATTTCATATCTTCAACGACAACAGAGTATTGGAAAGACCGTAGTAATCATTAGACCAAATATCGATACCCGATACTCAACACAAAATGTTATTATGACGCATAACAAACAGTCATATCCGTGCCTTGTTTGGGATGTAAGTATTGCGTTATATGTTGCGCATGAATTGTTAACTGCGGATTGTGTTGTGATTGAAGAAGCTCAATTTTTTAGAGGATTGACTACTTTTGTAAAATCGCTGTTACTTGTTCATAAAAAGCACATACTTGTTGTTGGACTAAATGGTGATGCAACGCAAAGTGTATTTGGAGAAGTTTTACACTGTATACCAGTTGCAACAAAAATTACAACACTTACTGCCTTTTGTTCAGTTTGTAAAGATGGTACAGCTGCACATTATTCAAAGAAGTTATCTGGCGACATGGTAGACGATCAGATAGATATTGGTGGATCTAATAAGTATATTGCAGTCTGCTTAAAACATTTGTAATTTAATAATGGAGTACAAATACTTTATAGAATTTTTGGGAGCACTTGTTATTATGTTCGCTCACTTTTTTACCCACGCAAACCCTTACATAATGGGTATTTCTACATTTGCTGTTTATATGATCGGACAGTCGGCACATGCTACAAGTTTTTCACCACTGACAACTACAGCGTCTTATTTTTTAGGAAGAATGACAGCATCTGAAGCAACATATGCTATAATTGCTCAATATGTAGCTGTTGCTTTGATCATTGTAACATTTCAACCGCTCAAATCGTTTATAGAAAACGGATAATTATATGACAGTGTAACCTATAGTAAAAATGAGTCTATTTGTCTATGTCGTTGACCCGGTTCTACGTCAGATGATGGTTGAGCACCTGGCGAAGCGTCGTGTAACTGATTCTGGCTGTGATCTAATGTCATCCAATTGGGTAAACGATAAACAGTATGGTTCTGAAATGCGTCTCGGTGTTCACTGTGCAGCTTTGACTGAGTCTGGAGAACCTGCACCTTATCTCCTACTAGCTCGTTCATCTACAAGTTTGACTCCTCTACGTATGTCGAACCAGATCGGTCTTGCCGACATGGGATACCGTGGTGAACTAATTGCTCGTGTCGATGTTCTTTATGGCGAATCGTATACTGTAAATCAAGGCACTCGTCTATTCCAAGTTGTACAGCACAATTGGATGCCCTGGAAGAATGTGGTTCTAGTTGATTCTCTCGATCAGCTACCTGTTGCTCCCGATAATCGTGGTTCTGGCGGGTTTGGTTCTACTGGAACTTAGGAAAACGGATTAAAATAATTTTTTTATCCCAAACATCAAAAAGTTACCATGGATCTTTCTCGCTTGACTCAATTTGGCGACAACGAGATTGCGATGGTTCAAGCCGGCATTGATGCCGTGACTGGCGCCGAAATGTGGGACTGGTTGAACACCTATGAGCCCGATGCGGGTAAGGGATTTATGTACTCAGAGCATCCGAATTTGGATAAGATCAATGATCGGATGCAAAAACTCTACAACGGTCATTCAGGATCATCATACGGCTGGACAATGCGCCAGCTACAGTACATTGCAAAGAATGGATTCGATGCATATGTCGAGATCATAAATGGACCTACTCCGGTGCCTGAGGTGCCACCTGTTATGGATGTTCCTCCCGTTCACAATCGGGCAAATACAGGAGGTGCAATGCCTCGTAATCTGTGCATGTGCCGTAATCAGCAGGGATTGACCGAAGGATGGTGCGGCGTTGCTGGTGGGGGAGTTCCCGCTTGCGAGCATTGATAAACTAAGCATTTAAACATTTTTTAACTATATAAAGTACGCCTTCTTAGCTCAGTGGTAGAGCACCAGCTTTGTAAGCTGTAGGTCCTGGGTTCAATCCCCAGAGGAGGCAAGTAGATCACATCATACGGTGTATCTACTTGCTTCACACTAAATTGCGAATGAGAACAAGTGAAACTGCATCGTGTACAATAGCACCCCAATACGCAGAGTACCAAGTCGTTTTCAAAGCAAAAATCATAATTAAAATTACAATAATTGAACGCAGAAACGTGTTGACAAGAACGTTCGACGTCGGGAAGAACCAAGCGTCCATTTATCTTCTCAAATTTTTTTCTTGCTGAATATCATAAACATAAAATGGGTGGTGGTCTAATGCAGCTCGTTTCGTATGGTGCGCAGGATATTTACATCAGCGGTAACCCGCAGATCACGTTCTGGAAGATCCTATACAAGCGTCACACGAACTTCGCCGTGGAGTCCATTGAGGTGACGTTCAACGGTCAGGCCGACTTCAACAAGCGTGTGACGGCCGTGATCAACCGTAACGCTGACCTAATGTACAAGACGTACGTGCAGGTCGTTCTCCCGCAGATCGACCTAACGCCGGAGACGGGCACGCTCGGTGGCAACTATGGTGAGGGTTGCGGCTTCCGCTGGCTCAACTACATCGGTCACCGTCTCCTCAAGCAGGTTGAGCTTGAGATTGGTGGCCAGCGCATCGACCGCCAGTACGGCGACTGGATGCAGATCTGGACGCAGCTCACGGTTGAGGCCGGCGCTGTCCGTGCCCTCGAGTCGATCATCGGCAACACGCACGACCTAGTTCTCATGAAGCGCGCCGGTGGTCTAGAGCTTGATGCGACGTGCTCAGCCTCTGAGACGACGATCTCCTGCGTGCCGCGCCGTGGTACGCCGGCGAAGACGCTCTACATCCCGCTCCAGTTCTGGTTCTGCCGCAACCCGGGTCTTGCTATCCCGCTCATCGCGCTCCAGTACCACGAGGTCCGCATCAACGTGGACTTCGAGACGTGGCAGAACTGCCAGTACTCTGAGACGGCCGTTGGCGTTGCCTCAGGTGCCGCTGCCCAGTCCCTAGCTGCTGCCTCTCTCTATGTTGACTACGTCTACCTCGACACGGAGGAGCGTCGCCGTTTCGCCCAGCAGAGCCACGAGTACCTCATCGAGCAGGTGCAGTACACGGGCGCTGAGAGCATCACGAGCTCAAGCAACAAGCTCCAGCTCAACTTCAATCACCCGGTCAAGGAGCTCCAGTGGGTCGTCCAGCGCGACTCGTTCGTCGACTGCTCCAACCCGGCCTGGATTGCCTCAGTTGGCGGCCCGCAGCCGTTCAACTACTCCGATGATTTCAGCACGGATGGCATCATCATGTCTCTCCTCTCCCAGTCATCTGGCGCTGCGGCCGCGCCGTCTCTCACGGGGGCGGAGGCGACAGCTCTTCTAGGCCAGGGTCCTACGCAGAGTGCCACGGCCTACGGTGCCGACTCCGCTGACCCGTCAGGCTCTGGCGAGTTCGAGTCTGGTGTCAACTACCTCCTCGCGAAGGTTGTGCTTGACTCCGGCATCCGCTGCGAGGGCAAGAACCCGGTTGAGGTTGCCAAGCTCCAGCTCAACGGCCAGGACCGCTTCACGGAGCGCGAGGGTAGCTACTTCGACAAGGTGCAGCCGTTCCAGCACCACTGCCGCACGCCGTCTACGGGCATCAACATCTACAGCTTCGCGCTTCGCCCGGAGGAGCACCAGCCGTCTGGCACGTGCAACTTCTCCCGTATCGACAAGGCGACCCTCCAGCTCACGGTGTCCCTCAACACGGTTACGGGTGCCCGCACGGCCCAGGTCCGCGTCTACGCGCTCAACTACAACGTTCTCCGCGTGATGTCTGGCATGGGTGGCCTTGCGTATTCCAACTAGAAAGGTTAATAACCGTAGAACTTATACCAAAAATAAAACTACAAATGAGTTTTCAAACGAAACATCATTTGTAGATAAATGGACGAGTTGTCTTGCAAATATGTCGGGTCCTACGCCCTTATGAAATCATGTAATAAACGAAACCCAGTTCCGGCTTCAGATACACATTTATTAAATCCCGCTTGGTATTCAAATTTGAAAGACGGAGATGTTTTGCATGTATGCCCCCAGGCAATTCCTAAATTTGTATCCGAAGTATTGCCAACAATTAAAACAAGGTTCATTCTTGTAACAAATGCATCGATAATGACAATTCCAACTGATGTGAAAGAGTCTTTAACCATTCTGATGCATCCTTTACTCATTCGATGGTTTGCTCAAAACTGTACATCTGATTACACTAAACTAACTAGAATTCCACTTGGTCTTGATTATCATACTTTAAAACCCGAACCAAAGACATTTGTTTGGTCTACGCCGAACAATGCTCACAAGTGGGGAGAAAAGAAGAATCCAATTGATCAGGAACGAGATTTATTAAATATTCAAAAATTAGCCCCCACAACTCGTATTTGCAAGGGATATGGTAACTTTCAGTTTTTAATGACAACACGATTCGGAAAAAATGATAGAACCGAAGCATTTGAAACAATTCCCAAAGATTTAATGTTTTATGAACCTACCCAAACAACACGAAACAATTGTTGGAAAAATATGGTCAAGTATGTATTCGTAGTTTCACCGCAAGGAAATGGTCTAGACTGTCATCGTACATGGGAAGCTCTTTGCTTAGGTTGTTATCCAATTGTAAAATCGTCGGGATTAGACCCACTATTTGAAGATCTACCTGTTTGGATAGTCAAAGAATGGTCTGATGTAACAGCAGAATCTATGAAACAAAAAGCATCAGAATTTGATTCAGGAACATTTAAACTAGAAAAACTCACATTAAAGTATTGGCAACATGTAATACAAGATGCCAAATCATAAAACACAACGCATAATTGGATCACGTCGAAAGGTGTTCAATGGAACTGCTGAGAAAACAGTTGGTGGTCTACGTAAAGAAGATCTGCTAAAGAATGGTGCCGGTCGAATTGTTTCCGTAAGACGCCACACAACAATGAAAACTCGTATCGCCGAACAAGAGCGCAAAACGAATAGTGGATAATCAGATAAGTTAGTATCAAAGTATCCAACAATGTCTACTCGAACAAACTTCACTCTAAGTAAGTTTGTAGGATTCATTGAGAAGGATGACGTAGACAGTATTAGACAAAATATGCCAGCGATTATTAAGGCCAAATTCCTGAAGAAGGATACGGTTGTTAAGCTTATCAAGCTGCATATGCCGAACGAAGGCGAAGAGGATCTAAGCGATCTGCGCGACTTCTATCTAAATTTGCTCGGTTGAAGAGTAAAGTAGATTAACATTTTTTGCATATACTGATTCGCAATTTAAACGGCTGATGACTAGTTAAATAACTAAGAATGCAATCCGTTATAGATGGTAGATATACTGACAAAAATACAACCCATTCATATCTTGATGTATATGAAACACTATTCTCGCCTATTCGCGAGTCATGTAGTAAAATTTTAGAAGTTGGTGTTTTCCACGGTGGATCTATCGATTTGTGGTCAAAGTATTTTCCTAATGCAGAAGTTGTTGGTGTAGATCCTGAACCTCAGCTTTGTTATGATTTTTCATCGAACGACCGTATTACACTTTTCAAACAAAATGCATATGATGATGTATTCGTTGAAAGTCTTGGTTATGGTACATATGACATTGTAATTGACGATGGTCCTCATACGCATCAGTCAATGAAGGATTTTGCATCAATGTTTTCGAAACTTCTTAAACCCCGAGGAATTCTAGTAATCGAAGATATTCAGTCTTCCGAGTGGATACCTTCAATCCTATCGTGTCTTCCTACAAATATGCAGAACAATGTGGTTGTATATGATAGACGTCATATCAAGGGTCGTTATGATGATATTCTAATTGTTGCTAGAAACGAATTTTAATAAGTTCGATACTCAAAAATCATATATGGATCCCCCTCTTACACGACGTGAAACTAAAAAGACCGACAAAGAAAAGAAAGGCGGTCCTTACAGCTCAAAACATGTTCGTAATATTGAAAAGATTCAAGCTGAAAGACGTAAATCACTAAAGACGAAGCAACGATGAATGAGACACTTTCTGTGTTTTACGGTTATCGCGAACTTTTGTGTAATGTCCGCTGGGTGTTCTGCGACAGGTTTTTCCACGATAAGACTTTTTTGCACAACCACTTTTGTAATACATCGCCCTCATGACATATCCTTTAAACGAAGGAAGCGTCGTGTGAAACTTAGGTGCTAAATATTTAAGCAATCCATACATCCACTTCATGTAACTCTTTTTGCTGTGTAAATCAACGGGATGCTGTTTTAAATATACATCAAAGGAATGAAATGGAAATTGGGTGCTCAATTTTTCCATAAATGTACGTTGATTTACCATATCAACCTCTTCAGGTTTATCCGGATAGTTTATGGCAATTGAAAACAGAAAATCGCGTCCAGGAATTTCAGTTGGTTTCAACTTCATATAATACTCTTTTACCGATTCAAATGAAGGATCGGGTCCCGGATTTATTACGTTAGGATCATCTTTGCATTGGGACCTCAACTTATGATTCACCATGTTGTGAATTTCGTACATCCATTTACCAGCATCGCCACGAAGAGGATGATCGTGAACAAACTCAGTTGTACTTGCGCGACAGAACTTACAAGGCAATACATCCTTCATCTGCATAAGAACATCTTCAGGGTGTTCTGATTTGAACGCGATGAGATGGAATAATTGCCATCCACTTGGACCCCAATACCGAGTGTCCATTCACTACTTCTTACCATGAAAAAGTTTCTGTCTATATTTGTAAAATGACCGAGCTACTCACACTTTCTCTTGCTGTCTATATCGGTTTTGCTCTTTCCGATTTCTTCAAGGCGATCACGCGTGATTTAATTACGCCGCTCTTTGCCCCGCTCTTCCCCGGTGCTCAGAAGTCAGTTAGCACATTCACGGTCCAAGCTGGCCCGTTTACTCTACCCGTAGGTGATGCACTTGCTGCCACGCTTCACCTTGCTACAACCTTGTTTGTTGTAAGTCTAACACTTCCCTACATCCGCGCCTACGCCCCACTAGTGTCTCGCAAGTAAAAAGTGATGGTTATAAATAAGAATGTCAGACGGAACATGGAGCGGTTGGCTTGCCAGTCAGTTTCAAAGCGTAAAAGACGCAGTAACACCTAAACCTGTTGCTCCTCTTCTTTCGGATGCAGTTGCCACAGACACATTAGGTACCGCCAAGGAAGCGCCTCTTACAACTATAACAGGTGGTCGCCGTCGTACGCGTAAGGGTCGCAAGGGTCGTAAAACGCGCCGTGGTCACCGCAAGCATTAATTTAAATTTCAAGCTTAAAGTTTACCCAGCCTCCCTTTGGACAGGCACCATACAAACTAACAATACGTTTCTCCATGTCGAGAGGGGTCAACAAACGTTGATCACTCTCTTCCTTCCACTGTTTGAATACGCGCTTGAGTGTAGCCTTATCAACACTGATGGGGTCTTCACCTTCACCTAGAGGAGAAATCTTCTCTGCAATGAATCGTGCGATACCGTCGTTTTCATTACGGTAATCAGATGTATACTCCATAACCTTTGCAGGCGCCGCAAGCTTACGTAGACCCTTCTCTTCTTTCAGAATTGTAACCATATAGTTCAGAAATGGAGTTGCCCAATCCTTTGAATTAACTAGGTTCTGAATTGATTCGTCGAGCGGAAACTCATTTGCTGCATGAGGAGTTATAACAAACTTGGATACAAAGTTGATAACCATCAGACGACGCCACGTACCTCCATCTGTCGTATTAATTTTTGGCTTATCGTTACACGCAAGATGAAACTTAGCAAGAACCTCAAACTCACAACCAGACTTGAATAGATCGCGTGCATACATCTTTTCTCCTGAAGTAATTTCCTTCATGAGTCCAGTATTGAGTGCAATTGCTTCATCAGGTTCCTGCATGGTTACGAAACGACGACCTTTGAGACGAATGACTTCCGGAGCAGCTGAACCAGATCCCTTACGCTTCTGAGTAAACAGAGAGATGGGAACAGTACATGCGTAATCTCCAAGAGCTTTGGAAAGTAGATTCATAATCATAGACTTACCGTTAGAACCAGATCCAGTTAGAATGTGAAACTTCTGAGCAGGATTGCCACCAATCAAACAAGTTGCAAGATGCTTCATGAAATACTCGCGTACCTCTACATCTGGCAGTACCTGCTTGATGAACTTGTCAATTGCAGGCCAGACCGCATAGTCGTAATAAGGCTTATCGGAATCATAATCAATTTCAGTTGAGAATGAGATATAATCTTCGGGCTTACCATCACGAAGTTCCATCTTCACTAAATCAAAGACACCATTATTGAACGCAATCAAATCCTTATTTGCATCTACCTTCTTTGTAAAGTCCTCGTCAAAGAACAACTCTTTGCATTCCTTCATAACGTTCGCCTTGAATCCAGTCTTCTTCAAGTTCATAAATACTTTGTTGAGACCATTGCGTTGATTATCAAGTTTACAGTATTCGCAAACACCACAATCGACCTTTCCGTCTCCAGCGCATTCTGTGAGACCACGATTGTTCATTTCTACGTTAGTTTTGGTCATACGATCGAAGAAGAGAGTTGCAATCTGCTTTGAAAGCTTGAGTAGCAAATCGACGCCTGAATCATTCTCTTTCCAGATATGGCCTGACCAGCGATACCAAACATTATTGCGGAAATCGGAACACTTGTAGTTATCACGAAACTTTGCATGGATTACGCATGCCGCGTCGTGTTCAGTTTGAGAGCAAGCAGCAAGAACTAGACGTTCTACGTTATGAGACTCAATTTCATCGTAACCAACCCTGTCATCCTCACGAGACCAATAACGAAGCGTTCCTTCTCCGAGTCGATCCCCGTCGTTGCGGAATGTAAGACCATTCCACTTTTGAATACAGTCTGCCTCGTTGTACTTCTTTTCATCCTGTGAGCTGAAATCTAGAAACACATCTAGCAAATCGGGGTGGATATTATGAAGACAAATAGCTACTTGCACCCACTGTTCATACCCTTCACAACGTGACACGTTCAGATTCATCACGTGCTTCTTGAGATACTCCTTGCGATCTGGATCCAGCATTACGAAGATGCGACCGTTGGGAGAAGAAGCGCGAGAATTAGGTTTCTCGCCACGAACAGCAGGACGTCCACGACCAGGCGTTACAGCACGTCCGCCGGAAATGCGTACCTGCGGTTGTTCTTTGATTCCTTCATATAGCTTCTTACCCTCTTCAGTCATCGGAGTCTCATCCTTGTCATCCCGGCGAAGAGAGAGAGTTTTGAGCAAGTCTAGAGAAATTTGAGGAACATCGTTCTTGATTTTAATTTCATCCTCCGAACATTCCAGAATATATGCAGTCAAATAGGGTAGTGAATTAGGATCATTCTTGCGTGATCCGTACATAGTCCAAGGACCTGAGCGGTTGACAACTGCCTCATCATATACTTTCTCCCAAGGCTCATTGAGAGGAAGTCCGGGAAAGAACTCATCCATGCGCTTAACAAGTGCACGCCGTACACGTTGTTCAACAAATTTATGACTACATATTGCAGGCACAACCATATGGATACCAGACTTCATGCGATTGTTTTTTGAGTCGAATGTAGGCTTACGTTTCTCCATGACGTAGACATCAAATGTAGCGGGAAGCTCCAAATAATCGCCCATCATCTTCAGATACTCGGATGTAAATTTAACGACCTGATCCTGGGTGTGAAGATGATTCTTGACGTCAGCTGGATAAATAAAATCAAAGTCAATTCGAAGCGGACCAATATCCGTTGATCGTTCAGTTAAATACTGTTTATCTTGATCAAGGATTGCTTCTGCGTATAGCTCATAAAATTGGGTAATAGCATCTTCACCAACAAAATATTTACCTCCGGCTAGCGACGTGTGAGTCCAAACTCCGTCAGCCTTATGGTTCTCAAGAAATTCACGTAGACCGCCTTTCGATGCCATCGTATGTTGACCTTGGATTATTTTCATTCGACGGATCCATTTTGAACGAATATAAAAAACGTATTCAGAATGAATCCTGTTATACAAAGCAAGAATGCCTCTAAAATTTTGTCCGTCATGTCGTAGCTGTCTCTATCAAATTGAGGAAGAGGTTGTAGACGGAAAGAATATTGCATACGAAAAGTGTCACAAGCCTGAATGTACTTTCAAACGTGAAATTACTAGTAAAAATCCTGTGGTATACGAACATATTCTACAGCAAGATAAGACGTCTTCACTTGCGGTTAATGACTACATTGAGTATGATCGTACACTAGACCATCTGACAAATATTGTTTGTCCTAACAAAGAATGTCGTTCCCACGACAAAGATGGCCCAGAACCGGATGTAGTTGCAATTGAATTGAACTCCGATGAGCTCGTATGGATGTACAAGTGTACTAATTGCAAAACGATGTGGAAGCAAAATTCACGTGCTAGTTAGATAATGGTAACTCAAAAGAATCGATTTTGTAAATGCATTAAAGCCGTGAAGGCTCGCGGTATTTCAGAACAGGGTGCGATTGCAATCTGTGTGAAATCCATGTTACATAAGAAAGGCCGTACGTTAAAAAAGTTTAGCTGTGGCAAGAAAGGTAAGCTGGTTACCCAGAAGAAAAAACTAACTAAATAGTTAAATGGACTTAAGACGTCCTCTAGGAAATGTATATACAACGTTAGCTGCCGGTATTGTTTTTGGATTATCTTTATGGTTAACTTTACTAGCCCGTCTTTCACCAGATTGTACTGATCAAGGATGTCTTGATTTAAATGATCGTCTGCATACTCCGTTAGTATTGATGATGATTACATTAGCTTCTCTAGTTGTATTGAGATTTTTAGGTGTTCCATTGTTAGCAATGCGAGGGCTTGCATTGAACATATTCTTAACAATATTAGTCGTTGGACTATTAATCGTAACAGTTTTATTTGTTATGAACCGTGCAGATGCAACACAGGATTTTACTGCTGTAAATGGAAGTACTTCTAGACCATCAAAGGAACCAACTCAGACCTTTCTTGCTATTTATATGACATCTGGAATATTTACCGGATTGTTGTTAACTTGGCGTTTACTTGGTGGTTCTTTTTAAGCAGTAAGTGCAGCCCATGAAACAGGAAACTTTTTACTCAACTCGTCGCCAATCATTCTTGCATATTTCTGAATTTCACGCTGAGCATCAGGAGATGTTCTCAGCTTGTAAAGACGAGCGTATGCTGCAAGACTACCGGTCTCAATAAACTCAGTATACATAGACTGTGGTAGAACAGTACGAGCAATTTCGGGGGCCACTTCTTGATCGAGAAGCTGCTCATATAGATTGATGCTCTCACGAATTTGGTAAGAAATTGCTCCATAAAGAAAATCAGAATTCTCCACGGGATTCTCTCTACTACCCTGTTTAATTTTAGGATCACGCTCACGTAGATCAGTAGGATCGGGAATCCAGCACTCCGGAGGAGTATCGACATATCGACGACTCACTTCATTGCGCGCAAATCCGATTTGATGACGATACCATTCACGTGCTACAAAAATAGGCATCTTGATACGAAACTGGGCCTGTGGATGGAAGAATGGGCTAATATGATTATGTTTGGCAAGATACGCAATTAGTTTACCGTCCTGTTCCTTAAATTCAGTTGACACCTTTGCAAAGGATACCCTGGCGGCATTTACGACCATCAGGTCGTCACCCATTACATGAAGAAGTTCGACAAGTGTCATTATTATAATAAGTTTGCTTGTTTCAAAACGTATTTCTTGACGAACAAAAAAGAAAAGAGTACAATAATGGAAGAGCTTCGTATTCAATCACGTCTTCTGCATCCTGAGGTACAATCTGTATCACGGGATGAAGTTGTTGAATCTTTAAAAAATCATCGTGTAACCGACCCGTATTATACAAAGTACGAATATGTTGCTCTTCTTGGAACACGTATTCAGCAGCTTTCCGAAGGTGCTAGTCCCCTTGTATCAATCGATGGTATGGTAACATCAAGTCCTCTATTTCTAGAACTTGTAGCAAAAAAGGAAATTAGTGAAAAGAAGTTGCCTTTTATTATTCATCGTCGGATTCCAAACGGCCAGGCCGAATATTGGTCAACAACTGAACTGTCTGTAATGTGGTAAGTTAACCATTTAACTGGTGTTGAACCTCTTTTGTCGGAGGGAATACAAGAAGCGGTGAATGATCACGATCCTTTGCCAACATATTGGGACTGTCGTGGACAGCAGTTCCATTGGCAAACTGTAGGTCAATGCTTGTTGATGGATCAAACCGTATTTTATCCTTTGATACTTCCTGGTTCAAGCGACGCTTATCTGATTGGCGATAGACTGCCCAAGTATTGTATAAAAGGTATACAACAAGTAGAGCAGTGGCTAGCGTGGTGTACAAATAGCCATTGTAAAACGCAAGGGCTACTAAAGATAGAAGAGCAAGAGTAGTGACCTCGCGGCCAATACTTAAGTAAAAGTCAAAGAAGGGCTCGGCTAGAACCGGAAACATTACAAACAGAGCTAAAAAAGTCGAACTCACAAGAGCCAGTCCGAAGTCGGGCGTCATTCTTATCCTTTTTACATAGAAAACGAATTGGAAAACAAAGAGAGTAAAAAGAGTAAAATGATTATCCCAATTCTTTGCTTTAGTTGCCGTAACCCAATTGCGGGTAAGTATCAAACATATCTTAAAAAGGTAAAGGAATACCGTAAGCAAGAAGGTAAGTCTGAAACAAGTGAAATGGAATATTTGACAGCTACGACGGTTAAAACTGCAGAAGGTAAGGCCCTAGACGATCTTGGAGTCAAGCGTATGTGCTGTCGTCGTCATTTCCTTTCTCATGTGGACCTTCTATAGTAATAAAATCCAGCCACAACACAAATGTCCTACACGGAATATTTAAGACGAAAGGCCGCTGCTGAGCCTATTGTTGTGGATACGCGCCTAAAACTAGATGCTTCATCATATACCACGCGTGTAAAGCTAGCTGCGAGTTCAGTTTTTGCTACAGATGGCCAGAAGTATGGGTCTATTACGAATGTAAGTGATCCTGATAGTGGCGGCACTGCTGGCCAAACAATCCATGCAGTCGCAAGCTATAAAAAAGGATCAGGTGGTCGTATTCCGGATGCTAGTACGTTCACTGTGTTTCGAGGAAGTCAGTCTCTTGCAAACCAAGCTCTCGTTCCTACACCGGTCCGCTATGTGTTAAACTCAACTGATGTTGGTAGTCTCAGCGGATGTGTGACTATTCAGCCCCCAGTAGCGAGTAAGACGGGAAGCCAGGCAGCTCGCGATGCAATTGCCTGTCACCAGAGTTTAGGTGAACAGCATACTACAGATGCGACGACATACCCCAGCCCGCCTGTTTTTGTTGCGGATACGATGACACGATTTAAGAACTATAATCTGCCGCAGAACAAAACGTCTTACCAAATTTCTCAGAGCTGTCTGTCGTGTGGAGGCAATCCTGAAGGCACTGGAGTTACATGTGCATTCTGCGTGAAGGCTAACCATGTTCCTCCTGCGGATGCCCCCCATAATACACGTTGGGGACCCCGTCCTAAGAAGTCTGCACAGCCGATTATCGTTATATCTTCTCCATCTGATGCACGTAAGGTTGGTGATTTTCATCCTCGCAATATTCCGTATGTTGAAAAGCATCACGGCAACGCGGGAATTGGTCATATCCGCTATCCTAAGACACCCTACCGTATTCCTTCCGGTACTGCTGCTCAATTAAAAATTAATGATCCGATGCATTATCCTGGAACAATGTAATTTACGAATTTAGAATGAATGTATATAATGCTCTGGGTTCTGACAGATTTAGATAAAATTGTAGAATTTCGTGAACTGTTTAAAACAACTCACGAAACACATCGGTTTTTAGATATGTCGAAAGTTAATAGTAACGAGCTAGCAAATGAATCGGAGTCTATCGTTTCACATCATTCGAATTGTATTGTGTTTTTGGGCTACCTAGAACCGGGTTGGATGCTAAGTCCGCCCGATCAGACTAGACTGAGAAAACTATTCCGAAAATTCCCAGTTGCACTTGTAAGTTTTTTTCCCGAAAGTTTGCCTTATTCATGGAAAACAGATATTGAAACGATTTACACAAATATCTCAAATGGATCCGCCGTCTCTCTCAACGATGGTAGTGCTGTACACGACAAACCTAAAAATGGACACAACAAAGCTTCTAGAAAGTCTACCAATAAATGATGAAATTATTAAGATCGAGAAGCGTGGACTTGTAAAGCGAGGTGAAAGTAAGCGTGACAAAATTAAACACCGTGCTAAAGCTATAGAAACTCCCACAAAGAATACAGGATTTGGTCATAATTCAATTACACTTGTTATGATGAATGACGGTAAGGGCGAACTTCCCAAAAAAGAAATTACAGTAAAAATCTTTCAAAATGGAGTGTTTCATCTCACCGGTGTACTTGACGATCGATATGACCAAGATTGTATGCGAATTCTTCTCAATGTTCTGTGGAAAGATTGTCAGTCTACAATGAAGGATATTCCGGAAAAGTGTGAAATTTTGTCTCGTCGTGTTGTTTTGATGAATTATACAACTAAGCTGACGTCAAACCATACGATTGCTCGCGAAGCATTTTATATTGCTATTCGAAACGGTAAATATGAAAACGTAACATGTCACTATGATCCCGATGTATACCCTGGTGTCAAGGTACACATTGGTCCGCAGAAGTGGACTGCTAAAGTATTTCGTACTGGAAAAATTATTTTGACAGGCATTACAACTCATTCTGAATGTGGACTCTTTATACAGCAACTCCTTTCTCTGTTTGAGAAGGTGCTGCCGCAAGTGCTGTTGAAATAGTGTATGTTAAAAATAACTGAGCAACTGTAAGTGCTGTTAACGTACACATCCAAATAAATAAACTCAGTCCTAGCGTCATTTTTTCCCATGCTCCACTAAACACGGCGATTGTTCCGCCCATTACGATGAGAAGACTTGCGGCGGCTCCTCCTATGATTCCTTGAATGACGGCGTCCATGCTTCTTTGTTTTACGTCTATGTTTTCGTCGCCCACCAGTGTCCCCGTCTTCTTCACGAATACGAAATCCACCAACTTTATAAGGAGAAGCATTTGCAAGTTTATCGTACATGGCACCTACTCGTAAATGATTAAGAGCATCAACTCCTGCTATTTGGTTTTTTGTAGAATCCACACCGGGAATACTGCCCGCTGAAGGAATTTGCAGTGGAACTACATTGGCACCGCCACCTTTTAAGCTTCTACGTCTTCTGAATGTTCTGCGCCCACCCTTCTGTCCGGCCCCCAACCCTTTAACCGCCTGAACATTTGCGGCCTGCTGCGCTAATGTGGACGTAGCAGCTGCCTTAAGTATACCTCCATCTACAGTTTGTACAAATCCAGGATGAAGAGCTGGCATACCTGGATTTATTTGCCCATTCGGCAAAGTAGCCATCTTAATGTATGAAAGAGAAATAAGATAAATGCCGGGTCGCAGTTCGATCGAGATTCAGGCTCTTGTGCGTGACATGGATACCAGTTTTCGCAAACACAAATCACTAAAGACATCAAATCCTACAGAATACCGTAAAAAGATTGAAGAAGAAAACAAAGTTCTTTATGACGAGTTTCCATCGATTTTTGAGATGCATTATGAAGGTAAGCTAGATGGTACGTTTTTTGATATGCTCAAATTACGCCGAAAAGTTGAGAAGAACGAACTGACGGATGAGGAGGCTTCCAAGATCGTCGGTCAGAAACTATTTGATCGTTATGTTGCTCCTGTTGTAAGTAATCTACCTACTCCAGCAAGCCCCCCTCCTATGTCATACGCAGACTACTACAAACAGTTTGATAAAAAAGATGGTACGAGTTAAATAAGAATGCCTTACACATTTGCCAGAATCCCCGCGGTTATCGATAAGACGAAAAATACGCCCGGTAAGGATACATCTGTTCTAACAAAGGATCTGCGAATCAAAACAGTTGGGGCATTCGTTTCATCAAATGGTGTACTTAGCAGTGTTAAAAAAGCTATGCAGGCTGCGAAAGCGAATCATTATGGTAACGAAGGTAATTTCATAGAGGTATCAAAACGTAACAAGACTACGCTGTAGATTCGGTCTTAAACACTTCACGCAACTTCATCATAATCTTGCCCAACTTATTCTGTCCGCGCCACTTAGACGGTTTGCGCGACTTATCAGATTCATGTCCAGATCCAATACCCCAGTAACCATCACGAGCGTTTGCTTCACCAATTTGTTTACCTCCTGTTTCCAGTAGCTGTTTACGCAGTTCCGGATGCTGGACAAACTTGGCCCTTACTCCTTTTTCCATGATCATGTCTTTCTCGGCATCCCACTTTTCAGGAACCAGATCTTTGACTTTCTTACCAAGTGCTTTGGCCGCTTTAGCTGTCTTTGCTTTCAAAATTTTCTCGTACATTTCTTCATCAGCAAACGTCTTCGCCTTCATTGCTTGGAAATAGTGCTCAACCGTTGGAAACTTTACACCATCGATTTCAATTGGATATTCTGCCATGTTACTGAGTGCACGATGTTCACCTTTGCTTTCATCTGCACCAAAGAATAGAACTGGTTCCTCTTCTGGCTCAGGTTCCTTACGTAGCTTACGGGTCTTTTTCGGTTTAGCTTCTGGTTCTATTTTAATTTCCCTCTCGTCTTTAACAACATCGCCTTCTAGCTTTGCAGGTTCTTCCTCTTCAACCTTAGGCGAGACCACTACAGGCTCTTCCATCTTCTTTGTACGCTTGAATACGAACGAACGATTCAAGAAGGAGAACATCTGCTGCTCCTTTGTCAACGTTATCTGAGTTTGGTCTGAATAGATCTCACTAAACATTTTAGTCTCTACAAGTTCAAAGTCGTGTTCTTTCATAATTTCTACAACTTTATCAAACGGAACAAGGTATTCTACGGCAGGTTTATCAAATGATTCTAGAAACACTTTGACTGGCAAACCAAACTCTTCTGTCCATTTCTCTCTATCTTGGTATTCTTTGGTGTATTCTCCGGCAATTTGACGCGTCTTTCCAAAGTATTGAGTCTTTTTGCCCAGTAGAATCGAATAGATCGCCTTTCCATCAGAACATGTTCCAAAGAATGTATTTGAACAATGTGCTTGGATATTCTTTGCAAAGTTACGAAAGATAAGCTCTGATTCACATGCGTAGTGTAATGCAAATTGACATGATACTTGATCAAACACATTGAGTCCTTCAAATTGAGCTAGATACTCTGTGGATCCCTTTTCATTGCCAAGCAAGATAGGCATGTATTTATCTTCTTGATCAAACAGAGGGAATTGAGTCATGTCGCCAACAACATACAGAATAGGAGGAATGAAATCATGAGGATGCATGGCCTTATCTTTCAAGTAACGAACAGCGGCACCGTTAGATGGAGCGGTGATGTTAATCAAAGAGTAATCTAGACCAACAACTTTGGAAGGATGTGCCTTCTTAATCTTGTGCATGTCACCGCCACGACCACATGCTAGCTCAAGAACGGTATCGTTCTTGTGAATGTGTGTCTTATACATGTCATCCTTAATACGATTGTGCAAGCTATAAACATCCTTAAATACACGGCTCTCACGTTTCAGATCATCACGATAATATGCATCATCTTCAAATGCAGTATCCGACGGACTAGACACAAAGTTCGAAATCATTCGTTCGGTAATTGGTATGTGCATAGATGTCCACACGCTATTTGCTGTTGCAAAATCATTACCATACTGTAGTTCACGCTTGACACGATACAAATATGTCTTATCATATCGAGTTCGCATAATTGACCACTGATTTGTATCCGTGTCATACGCGCATTCAATAATTGTATTGTCCTCAATCTTGGTACCGTGGATATCTACCGGAACACCTTTTCCATTGAGAGGAAGGTTGATCTTGTATGCGTCGGGATCACGAGGGCTATCTGGCTGAAAGAACGAAGGAATGTAAGTGTTTGTATCTGCTAGTTTATCAAGCTCTTCTGGAAGCTGACGACGCACATACTCACCTGTCATCGTCTCACGAGGATAGATAAATACATCACCCGATCCACGACCAACAAAGAGCTCACCTTGCTTTACAACCTCCTTGCTTACAGTATCAACTATCTCACCAGGAACAATTTTTAGTAGAAAGTCAATACTGTTTTGTGATGCAGGTTTCCACTTATATACTGTCATCCACTTGCGACCTTTGCGGTCAGCAGGAGGAGCCACACCGCTTGAGCGAGGTGTAAAGATCAGACCATCGATTTCATATTCAAACTTAGTAGAAAGCATTTTCTGAATCGCTTCTTCCATTGCAGGACCATCTCCGGCAAGGAATAGCTTGGTCTCAATACGCAGAGGATGCATAGACGGTTTCATAATAAATTCCGACTGAAGATCTGTGACAAACATATGGGCACATCCAAGGCGCGATGATAGAGGATTTTTTAGAGTTTCCTCGTCCGTCTTCATTAACGGTAGAGCTTTAGTATCGCGGTTACGGAAACGATAGACGTCAAAGATGCAGAACAGATCTTTATCGGGAATGTATTCACCATCAATGAAGTCACCTACGTGATTATCATTTGCCGCAGTTAGTCCAGTCCATACTATTTGTTCCTGTTTGTTGATTTTGAGTACTTTGCGATCACGAGCTACATAAAGTCCAGAACGTTCACCGTCAGCTTTATTGGTCACGGTATAATCTTTTGAAATATTGTTGGGACTATCGATATTGATGTGGCGGCGTAGTAGAGTAACTAGGTCGTAGAACGCATTGCCAGACATGCGGAACTCTTGCTTGTAGCGCTCAATGTCTGAGTTCGAAAGTAGAAATTCGGTTTGGTGATACGCCTGTAGAATTACGCCGACATTCTTTACAAGTTCTGCGGCAATACGATCTGGTTCTAGTTTGCTCTTCTTACCAATAAACTCAAGTTCGAGTTCGTACAGATGGTGCTGTTTCAGAATATCGCGAACCGTCTTATTGGAATTCTTGGGACGAAACTTGACCATTGAGAAATCAAATCGGAACAGTTTGTCTGAAGTTACAAACGACTTGCGATGAATAACACGAATGAACGCGTTCACATCTGACGGACTGCCATCCCAATCCTTGCGGAGCGGCGTCTCTGAGCGTAGCGTGAAACGAACATTCGCTTCGGGCGCGTCTAGAGTATCCTGCTTGCCTACATTCATATCGTAGTAACGCGTCTTCTTCTCTACAGTCAATGGCACCTCGCGGAAAGAGTTTGTTACACAAACCTTATGAATGAGCTGAGGAGTCATGATGTTGACACGGGTCTCACCATATGATAGCGTAAGACGGTTCTCTTCGGTCGGTTGGCCCGAACAAAGTCCATCAATTGCTTTAAGAATACGGTCAGCTACATCTTTAGTTTGAATACGATCCGAAAGCAGTTTGCATTCCACTTCTGCTTTTGGGTCTTGTTTAGAAATTGTGATGAACGACACAAGTCCCTCAATGACTTGGGGAGAAATTATATCCTCCATTTAGTTATATTTTACTTAGATGAAAGATCGTCCATTTTTAATGTATTATATATAAATGGTTAGTCGTAAAAACTTAATATATAGTGCGGTAGGGTTATTACTCGTGGTAGGTATTATTCTTGGTGTTTTAGGTGGGCTGGGCTATCTAACTCCCAAAGGTTCATCAATTTTACCTCCCGGTGTTCCCTCGTTGAATATAAAAAATGCTTCCGTAACGATAACAGATTTTGATCAAACGACTGGAACTGTTAAATATACAGTTAACAACCCTGATAAGGAATATGCTCATTTCCTACCTTTAAATGTACATTTACAATGCAATGGCTCAAAATGCCCTAGTAATACAAATCAAGATATAATAAACCCCATTGATATACAACCTGACACTGGTAATTATTCATTTACCAGTTCAGGTCTCATTCTCCCTAAAGGATCATATCCAACAGATGAACTTCCTCCGAGAGCATATATTTGGTTTGCTAACGGTTACTCTGATCTGTACACAAAACAACTACAGTAATTAACTACTCTGCACCATACGCTCGTAACCTTTACGAGTTTTGATATCATCCTCCATACGTTTCTTCTGATCAATGCAAAAATGAATGTACGACTCAATCTCCTTCAAGCAGTCATCGTTCAGATTATTGGTTGAGACGAGAACCTCATTCTGCGTTCGAGTAAACGTTTGGGTATACCGTTTGATAATAGAAAAAATTTGAGAGTGTTCGTTTATTTCTAGTTTGTCGATTGCGTCCTTGAGAAATTCTTTCTTAGAGCGCGAGAAGCTCATTTGTAGTAGACGCTTCATCAGGTTTTCTCAGTTTTCTACGAGTGCCAGTCTTAGAAGGCGGAACTACAGGAGTAAACACAACCTTCTTCTCACCGTCATCATCCACCCCCATAGAAGTTTTGGGTCTCTCTTCTCCCTCTTCAATTTTAGTAGGCGACACAAGAGGCATTTCAACATTCGGGGCGATTTTGGACAATAGCTTACCAACTACGATAATTGTATCATCCTGTTGCTTGAATTGACATCCGATAACTTCAAATTCAATATCTTCATCGACCTTGACGTTATCAAACTCTTCGTTTTCAAAATGTAGGTCTCGAGGAATGAGAACTTTAATTGGAGGTGTCTCTGCATGAATACCAATCTTGCTACGTAGCTTCACAGGAGCACGGAAACGCTGCCCCACGTGAGGCATACAGATATCAGCTTGAAAAGTTACATTGTAATCAATACCTCCCTTGATATAGTTTGCGCGTCCGAGCGAATAACGAACAACAGTTACGCTATTACGCTGAACAAATCCTTCCGACGAACAACGACCTTCATACATCATCTTGACCTGAGCCAAGATTGATGAGTGAATATTACGTTGTAGAAATTTGGAGTGAATGTGAATATTCTTAACAAGTTCGCGGCGTTCAAACAGTGGATCCATGTTGTTCATTCACTGAAAAATAAGTTATCTGTTTTTTATGAGGCCCTTTACATGTTTCTTTTCGTCGTTTAGTATTTCCCATTCTTCGGGAGTGAGCCATAATAAATCAGGTTTGCTATTAATGACCATCTTACGTATAAGAAGATCTAAAAACATACATCTATCTTTTTTTCCTTTTATAACTTCTGTAAAGGGAACGCCTAGCCAGTTTGCAAACTCATTTAATATACTTTCTTTGTAGCTTGTACACGCGCGTCCACCAATTCCTTTTGAACGCTGAACAACTTTTAGTTCATCAGATGTTTCGTCAATGTTAAATAGAATCTTACCGTCTTTCATGGTAGCAAAAAAACTAGACTTATTATCAACAAATTTCTTTTTAAGGGCATCTACCCATTTATCATACTCTTGCTTCTCCTTACCAATTGGAGTTGTTAGTTCTTGAAGTTCATTGAAAACTTTGTTTAGCCCTAACACATACAGTTTTTTACCGTCTTCAATTGTAATCTTTAAAGGCTGAGCATATATCGGAGGATTGGTCCAGTCCAACTTTAGCATATAGGACAACCGCTCTTCTTCTGACAGTGCGTGGTCAATGATGTACCAATTGAGAACGTCATCTGTGAATTCTTTTTCAATATAAGAAGGAAATCCATACGCTTTTCGTTTCTTTTCTATCAAATTTGTTTCAATCTCAGTCGTTGCGACGCGAACATGTTTTTCAAGTGGAGTAAACACGGGGGCTTCTGATTTTAAAATTCGATCTAGCATTGTTCGCGAGTCGTTAACTGAAAGAGCTAACATATCTCCTTTTGATTCAAGCACAGCTGTTCGACCAAGTTTATCATGAAACTTTACTGAATTTGAGATGGCGGTTTGAATTGTGTAGGACAGAACACTCTGATCATATTGTTTCATGAGCGAATGTTCAAAAAGATCGTCTTTACTCCAAATTGATTTCTTTTCAAACAAAGTCGCCAGCTTGTCAAATATTTCCTCTCGAACATCCAAGATAGCAGAGAGAGGTCTTATGTGTTGAGGATCGGGATCTTGAGCTGTTATGCTGCACACCAACGACTTTGCTTCTAGTTCGAACGTTGGCGCCGACATTTGCGTCAAGTTCAGATGAAGCTTCTCACCGTCCTGTGAGCGAACTTGAGGTATTTTTAAATCCTCTCTCCAATCCTTTGGTAAACTATTAGTTGCTTCGTTCAAAGAACAATCCATTGCAGATTCCATCATTAACTGTTTGACCTTTGCAATCTTCTCACCCTTCTCTTCTACAAACACTCGATATATGTACTCGTCGTATGTTTCACGATCCGAATCTGCGTAGCGACATATGTGAAAATATACAGTACAGTTCTGCTTTTCAAACGGCAAAAGCGAATGAGAGCATGTTCTCATACCTCGCCCGACAACTTGTTCAATGCGACTCATATTGAACCATGGGTCTAAAATATGAATTTGCCGAATGTAACGAAAATCAACTCCTTCTGAAATTTTAGGAGACGAAACGATTACACGAATATCCGATCCATCACGATTGTTTGGATTTTTCAGTCGAGTAATCGCTTTACGAATATCCGAATTGCTAACATCAGACGTAAATAGCAAATACCGTCCGCGTGAGCCTCGTGCGATTTCACCCGATGTTTCTTTCAGCAAATCATTACCCAATGCCGATACGTAGCCATGTTCTTCTAAACACATTGAAAATAAATTGGCACCATCTTCGACTAAATTTGAGTATACAAATGCTATTCCTTCTGATTTTTCTAAAATTTTTGTAATAAGAGCAAACTTTGAGCTATAGTTTTGAACTTTTGATGGAGCAAGAAAGTTATCAGTTCGATACACATACTTACCTTCAGATACACTGAATGATTCGGAAAATGATTTATTTTGAGGATATACGCAAATTACACGAGAGTCGATAATAGATGACTTTTTATCCTTTACACCCTGCAATATGGCTGCCTGATTCGGAGAAAGAATAGACTCCGTAAGTGTTAAAAATTTACGATGTTTGCTGATCGCGTTTCCAGATATGTCTGTTTTACGATCGGTCTTTGCAACTAATTCAGACGGAGGCGGTAATCTGAACGGAAAAGTAAAAGGATTTTCGCCTCGAATAAACGAAACATAATCCTGACACCAGCTGCGAAATTCTGATTCTTTGTCGGATTTAACTTGATCATCTTTAAAGTAATCGGTCGGCTTTAACACCCGTTTTGCGTCTATTCTGCGATCATTCCATAAGAAAAGATTAAAGTAGAATAAAACTTCATCGTATGTGTCGTACATAGGTGTAGCCGTTAGCAGGATGAGCGTAACACCGTTTGCAACCTTAATAACCTTTTCAAGAGCCGATGCAACAAGTTTAGGTTTTCCACCTTCTTCTTTCTGACGAATATTGTGTGCTTCATCGATAATGATCAAACGATTGTCAAATGTTTTATGAATATATGCTTCTAACTCGTGCTCGGTCTTATCTAAAATCAAATTTGAAAATGATTCGTATCCTTGAAATTCATAAAACTCACTGATTAAACGCGACGCAATTTCCATCACACGATTTTGAACAGATTTATCTGTTAGCTTCAACGGCTCACGTTGAGCACGCTGAATCATTTCCAAGTATCTTTTTCCAGTACACTGTTTTGATGAAATTAATCCTTCTGCGTCCACGGAAGCTTTTGATACATCAAATATTTGACTTTTGAAACTGTCTTGTATAGACGGATTCGCCATAATGAGTACACGTTTTTCTTGAAACTCGGGACGTAGAATAAACTCTTCTGCTATTTGAATTGCAGTACATGTCTTACCTGTTCCTGTTCCGTGAACCATCAGTAAGTTTCGAACTGGAGAATCTGGACTCAGAACACGGCGTAAAAAGCGCTGGTGTGTTTGGAGCTTAAAATCTGCCTGTAGCGAACTGTGACATGCTTCGTCCCGCATAGACTTTAGTGCATCTAAATTAGCTGAAGGTAAGCTCTGTGCTTTTGTTTCTTGTATTTCTGTACGTGACAGCATCCCCTTATAAATGTAATTTGATAAAAATGGATTGCACTCTTTCATAGCAAATAAGAGTAAAATAGAATGAACGTCACTCCAGTTCCTAATAATTGGTACGTAGAAGACGGTTGGGTTATCGGTGACGATAAGATTCGTCTATACCTTGATCACATGTACGACGATGAATATGCTTATGTAAGCAAGAATCGTCACATGTATCCGCTATGTGTACAAACTATTATTGCAGAATACGATAGTCCCAGTGTGACTAAAATTGCAAAGAATAGCAAACTTAAGGTTCGCGCTTTGACCGATTATGATATGTATATTGCTGACGTAAATGCTAAGAAGCAAATGGTTGCAACCGTAGATAGACTATGGAATGAATATAAAACTACTCATGAACTTGAGAGACCACTATCTTATGCTGACGGTCGTTGTGATCGAGTATATAAGATCCTTCAAAGCAAGCGAGATGAGTTTACTTTGAAGTGTACGAAGCTACCCATGAAGACATACGTTACGCCATCGAAGAAAATGGCGGCTGCGGCAGAAGATCCGAGACTTGTTCCGCTTCGAAAGGAAATTGTAAATCTTGAAAATGAATTTGAAGAATTAAAAAAGAAGATTACTCAAGAAGATGATGAATGGGAACAGTCCGCAAAATACGAGTTCGCAATTCAAAATGAAATGTACAACATGTAAGAAAAAAATCATGTTTGAGTACACATGTCCTTGCAAAGGATCATTTTGTATTAAATGCAGAGTACCGGAATTACACAATTGTACATTTGATTTCAAACTTGAAAATCAATTGCGTCTAACTAAAGACAATCCGGTTATCGCAGGAGAAAAGGTGGAGAAGATATAATGGATCTACTTTCTCTTGCTACAGCAGCTATATGGATTGAATTTTTAACTGTTACGGTGTCAAGATATGTATTTAAGGGGGCAGCGATCAGAGAATGGTATACTCAATTTCAGATTGTAGCTGTACTCTCTGATATACTGTCTGTAATGATTGGTATATTATTGGCTACCATGTTATTTCCTAAGACGAATCTATTTATTGCTGCAATTGGTGTTCAAGTTCTTCATGATTTATTTTTTGGTTCGGTTGTTCTGAATATGATTCCTACAGGTCACAACACAATGATTGATGTATTTAAAAAGTATGCAGCTGAAAGTTCATACGGTATTTTAATTGCAGACGGTATTATCATATCATCCACTGTTCTGTTGATGAATTATTTGATTAGTTTTAACAAACAAACATTGACATTTCTTGCGTTGGTAGGAGTGTATTCGTTAACCTATATATTGTATACAAATCCGTAAAACGGATACTTTTTGTTAATTTTATATTCAAAAGAAAAATGGAGATCTTTGTTCAATTTCGTCAACATGACAAGCGATTGCTTAAGGTCAATCCGTACGATACACTTCTTGAACTGAAACAAAAGATTCAAGTGATTGATAATGTTCCTCCGATTCAACAACTGTTGGTATTCGCAGGAACTCCAATGGTTGACGATGATAAGGTACTTGTAGACTACAAACTTGAGAATTTCTCAACAGTCTACTTGGTTCTCAAACTACGAGGATGTAGTGGATGCGAGTGTGACACAAATAAAAATATAGACACACGATCTACATAAATGGATCATAGACTTTTTGCGTTTATTTATGTATTGTAGTATCTATATCTATTAGAAATGGACGGAGCAGAAGCAGTTAGTTATGTATTACAAAATAACATTGAAGGAGTTATTATTGAATGTGGTGTTCAAAGTGGTAATTTTGAACATATCTGGATAAATGAGTTGATGAAAAATAATTCTGTTCGTGATATATATTTATATGATACATTTAGCGGATTAACAGCGCCAACTGAATATGATTATACTTGTAAAGATGCTAAACTATATCAAATGAATAAAGAT